CTCTGGACGATCCGGATCGTTCGCCATCGCCACGACGACGCCCTCCTCGGGATCTTCGATCTTTGTCCAGTCCCTGACCGCGATCACATAGGTCCCATCGATCTCCACGGTCGAGTGGCAGCCGACCTTGAAATCCGGGACTTCCTGCCCGTACTTCCTCATCGCCGCCATGATGATTCCCCAACAATCCAGGCCGGTCGCAGGGTCTCTGCCCCCATCGACGAACGGGATCCCGATGAGGTCCCTATACTCCATAGACCCGGACCCCCTTGTTCCCCACGCCGGAATATCCTCCGTACCGTTTCGAGTTCGATCCTCCGGACATCGCACGGCACGCCGAGATCGTCTTATTGCAGGTCGTCGTCGCTCCCGCGTATCCGCATTCGGAGCTTTTGAAAATCCACCGGCATTGATTCCGAAGGATCCGGTTCAGCGGTGACCTCCGGTTCCACGGGTTGTTCGCGCTGAGGGTGAAGTACGCATACCTGGCGTCCGATCCGGCCTGCTTCAGGTCGAACGTATGCTGCGTTTCCGGGGTGGCACTGCCGAGGTTCTTCGAGTTCACGACGTAGATGTCGCAGGAGATCGGCGAGAAGCCGTTCGTTTTCGTGTAGGCGTCGTAATTCTGCAGGTACTGCTCCATCACCCGGCTCTCGTTGCCGACCCGGACGACGATCTGCGGGACTTCCCCCTTGCTTTCTTCGATCATGTCGTCGTTCTCGAACGGGAACGGCTGCCAGGTCTGACTGTTCCAGGTTACCGATTCATTGTTCGCAGCGACATAAACCGGTGTCCCGACGCCGGGGATGGTGATCTTCAGGAGGACGATGAAGACGGAATCGGTTGTAAGTTTATTTTTCTCGGCCAGTGCGGTACTGCTGATCGTCCGGGGGCACATCTAAATCGTCTCCAGCCCGACCTGTACTGCCCTCACGCCTTTATTAACATGCGACCACTTCAGGCTGTCCTCCGAATAACGCACCGTGTACGAGGTCGTCGTGATCGGTTCCGTCCAAGAGAAGGTAGCCCCGATGTCCGCGATGAAGGCCGTCTCAAGTGTTCCATAGTCGGCGTTTGTCATCGCGTTCCACACAAGGGTCCACCGGCGGGTTGCCCGTGTGGACCGGGGGCGAGACTGGACATAGTTCCCCTCGAACTCCGAGCGGATCTGTGGGCGATACACTTCCCCGCCGGTCGTGTATGTTGGTGCGGCTATGCTCGGGAACGCCATTTACTTAACCTCAGTATGTATCGGATGATGCGTTATGGCCGTCCTCAATCCGAGGACGTTGCGGCTATATGCTTCAATAAAAGCCCGCGCCACCAATCGAATAAACCATTTCCATGCCATCGACTACGCTCCCCCAAGGGCCGTCCGCAGCCCATGTACGTTGCGGTTCAACCCGTCGAGCACGATATCAATCACGGTGCCGGAGAGGTCGAACGACGATGATGCCCGCGCCTTCACCGGCTGGCCGGATTCGTTCTTGATGTTCACGGTGACGTTGCCAGAACCGCCGTTCGGTGTAATGTTACCGGAGGAAGACGGCGTGAACAATTCCGGGCCGCGCTCGCCGACGAGGTAGGAGACGCCGCCTGATACTGGTCCGCCGGATGCGAAGCCTCCGCCGTATGGGGATGCGGGAGCAAATACTCCCATCAACCCTTGTGCCAGCGGCCCCACGACACTTTGACGGATCGCGATCCGCATGATGTCGGCGATCACGGAGTTGGCAAAATTGGTGAAGTTCTTCTTGCCGGTCATCACGAAATCCGTGAGGGCGTCCGTCATTCCATGAAACGCGCTGATGGCTGTGTTCGCCATATCTGCGATCACCCCATCCTCTCCACGGAAAACGGTGGCATACAGGTTGGCTACGGCCTGCGTTTTCTGATACCACTCATCCATCATCCGCTGGACTTGCGGGGAGACTTCCTTGACGATATTGCCGATGTTCGCCATCCCTTCCGCAAGGTCCATCTCGGGATCGGCAACACCCAGCGCGTCCATCGTCCCGCGAAGATCCTCGGCGTACAGGATCCTTTCCTTCATCAATTTGATCGCGATTTCTCCGCGTTTGATGTCCTCATCCCCGACGATCTTAGCCATCTCCGCATCGTCGCCATAGAACAGGGCGAGAGCATCGGCGCGTTCATTGAGTAATTTCAATTGATGCTTCTGGTAATCTTCTTCGAGTTTCTTCCGCTCCTCCATCGCCTTCTTTATCTCGTCGAGGTTCGGAGCCACGGTCTTTGGAGGTAATGGCGGACCCTTGAACTTCCTTGCATCTGGGCCGAAGGAAAATCCCTCTCCGGCTCCGAGCGATTCCGAAAAGGCATCCCCCATCTTCTTTATTGCGCCGAGCAATCCCCCGGCGATGCTGGCGGTCAAACCCTTCACCGACATCCAGAATGATTTCAGGTTGTCATTTGCCTCTTCAAGTTGCTTGGCTGTTTTTTCCGAGATTGTCGCCCCGAGGCGTCCAGCCTCTTTTTCCATCTCCCTAATTCCAGACGCCCCCTTGTTGAGTATTGGAATCATATCCATGCCAGCCCGTCCAAACAAAGCAACGGCAATGGATACTTTCCCGGCTCCATCCTCCATCTTCATAAATGCGTTCGCCACCTCGGAGAAAAGTACATCCAATCCTTTCGTTTTCCCCTGAATGTCTTTTGTGGCGATCCCCATGACAGAGAATGCTGTTGCGGCATCTGACCCCGCCGCGTTCGCCTCGATGATCGCCTGAGAGAACTTTTTCATCCCCTTCTGGAGAGCCTCGAAGGAAACATCCGACAATTCAGCGGCATACCGCATCGCGGATAATTTTTCCGCCCCGATGCCTAACTTCTCGGACGCCTTGGATATCTCATCACCCAACTGTAGGGCTTCTTTTCCAAGGGCTAAGAACCCAACCCCTCCGACGATGTTCTTTATGCCGCTGAAGGTACTACCTACGATACGGGATACCTTGCCCATGTCCGAAGTTAAGCGGGCGACATTAGTGGTGATATCAATCATCAAGTTTCCGGCTGACGGGGCCACTTATACCTCCGGGGTTTTTCCGCCCAACATGGCATGGAGAGACTTTACGGATTCGAGTATCTGTTCGGGGGTTTGTTTTGCCTTCTTCTTTCCCATCAGGTCATCCGGTGTGACAGGATCTTGATCCTTGCCACGATTGACATTGTAAATCGAGCAGATGATGGATGCAGATCGATATGTTTTCGCTTCTTCGTGCGCTCGACGGCGTTTGCAGAGCGCATTGTATTCCCTCATCGTCAACCGCCAGAACTCCGCGTCCGTCAAATGCAGGTCGTGCCTCCCGACCGACCAGAGTTTCAGCCAGTCGGGAGGCCTACGTTTTTTCCGTCGTCTTCCTCCGCATCCTCTTCCAATTCCGGGGCCGACATGACCATCGCCCGGTTGAGCGCGACCGATACCTTTGCAGAGTTCTGCGGAGTGAGGAACGCACCCACCTGTTCAAGCGTGAGAGACCTGTCCTCGTGTACCAGGCAGGCCCATATCAGCGCCCGCGTGGTTTTTGCCGTCATCTTTTTCTTCCAGAATTCTCCGTCGAGCGTGTTCTCCCCCGTGGCGTCTTCGAACACCACCTGCGCGTTCATGTCGAACCGCAGTACACGTTCCTTGTCGAGTTTTACTTTGATGCCAGATCCCGGCCTCATTCATCCTCCCTTACGCACGGACAATGAGGATGGTGTAGTTCTTGGCCGTCTTGCCGGTCTCCGTCACGGTGATCGGAACCGTTGTGATAGATGCCGCCCCCCCGAGCGCGATCGCGCCAGAAGCCACTCCCGTGGCGACCACGTTCCCGGCGACCGTGATGACCCCAGCCGTCGCAGTAGGCGTGATGGTGACGGAGGTCGTCCCTGTGGTTACATTGATTGCGTAGGTTCCCTCCGTGCCCGCCTGCGCGGGAACGTAGGCGGGAGTGCCTCCCGTGCAGACGAAGAACGGCGTGGTGAGGCCAGTAGACGCCGTGACCGCGAGGACCGGCGCACCCGTGACCTGGATCTCAGCGTTGAACGTCACCTGTGATCCGGCAGAGAAGTCCGTCTCGAACTTCGTCACGACCCCCGAGAACGTCCACGTGGCCGTGACCGCCGTCGGGAAGTACAGGACGAACGCCTGAGCGGATTCCGAGTCGAAATCGGTTTGCAGCCCGATCTGACCGCTTGTGTCTCCGGCGATGAAGTTCCCGGATAGGGCGACCACCCCGCCAGAACGCATCCCGCCGATGAACTCCTTGTACCCGCCAGCAGTGTTCATGTTCGTCACGTCGATCGTGTCCTTCGTCTTTCCCACCGGCCCGATCCTCGATAACTCCGCGATCGTATTCCCGTTCCTCTTGAGCAGTACCCCCAATGCAGCGATTGCAGTCGTCATGTCTCTACCCCTCCTGGTTCCAGATTGAGAAGTCTATTGATATACGGAACGTCTCGTCTTCCTCGAACGACTCCCGTGGATCGTCCTGCTCGGTTCCGAACGTCGTCGCTCCACGAAGTGCGGTTATCACTGCCTCGGATAGCGCCTTCGCCTCGGAATATGTAGTCCCGTAGCAGTCAACCTGCATCCGGGGGTTTTCAAGGTTGCTGTACCCAGTGAGGGAATACTGTCTTCCTGAACTGATCCTGTTGTAGACGATGAACGGCATCTCCGCTCCCTGCGGAGCAACAAGGGGATACGTCCGC